AGATTGTATTCTCTTCTGTCAATGACTATCTAGCCATTAAGACAGATGGAGAGATTAAAAAGAAGGGAGACTATGTCACAGATTTTGAACTTTACAAAAACAAGTCTGCTAGGATTGTTCCTATTGCCCTTGAAAATTATTTTGTTAACGGTGTTCCTGTTGCTAGCACTATTAATGCGCATACTAATCCTTTTGATTTCGTTATTCGTCAGAAGTCTAGCAAGGATTTCCATTATGAAGGAGTGGATAGAGCATCTGGTAACAAAACTGTCTACAATAAGCTTATTAGATATTATGTTGCTAACAAAGGAGAGAAACTCCTTAAAGTGAAAAACAAGGACAGTAAGTCAACAGCTCCAGAGATGAGTCAGGTAGAAGCAGGTGAATGGCTATGCCATGTATGCAACCATCTTTCCAAAAATCATCCGATGAATAACATAAATAGGAGATATTACATAGAGAAAGCAGAGAACATTATAAGAAAAGTGTTAACTAACGGAAGAAAGACAAACATTACAATCAATCCAAATCAACTTAGTTTATGGTGACGATATTATTGAGTGTATTATTGCACATCCCTCCTTCTGTAAATGACGTATGGCAGAAAATCCTTGAGATGGACATCAAGCATCCTAAAGTGGTGCTTGCCCAAGCAATAATTGAATCAGCAAGGTTTACAAGCCCATTAGCAAAGACATGTAACAATCTGTTTGGCATGAGAATGCCTAAAAAGAGGAAAACATTGGGGAAAAAAGATTGCTCCTACAAGAGGAATTATGCTATGTTTGCAAGCTGGCAGCAAAGCGTTGAAGACTACAAGCTCTATCAGGACTATATATTAAGGAAGAATACAAAAAGTATGACAGATGATGAATATCTAGTGTTCATCTCAAGAACATATGCTGCCAATCCTGAATATGTGCAACTGATAAAGAAAACAATGCTAAAACTCAAGAAATATGAGAATTAAGAAAGGCACACATGCTCCATTCAGGCTTCCTGAATTGGTGAATGATGCAAGACTTGCTGCAGTTGTCAATTTCAAGAGGAATTGTGTATATGACATTGGAATAAGTGACCAAGCAGACATCAATAAACTGTTTGGCATTGGCTATTTTCCTTCCCATCACAATAACAGTGTGAGATTTGGATGGAGATATGTTAAGGAAATGGATGCTATTGAAATTCTTGCATATTGGTATGCAAAGAAGAAGAGACAACATGCTTCTCTGTGTTTTGTAAAATTGGAGAGTTGTTATTTGTACATCTTGAACATTGTTAACAATGGACACATTCTTTCTGTGTACGATGGATCTGTACAAATAGGACATTATGTAATCAGTGATGTCAAGGGAGGAATGGGCTATCTCCTCAGACCTTATTTTGGAGGCAATCAAAAAGCCCCACATGATATGGATGTTGTAATAGATTGGTTATGAAGAGATATCCAAAGCCTACAAGAGACACTCTTGGTATGTATCTAGTGGAAATGCAAATGGAGGCGATTGGTAAAACGTTTGAAGATGCAGAGAACACTCCTGAGTGGTTCAATAAGTTTACAATGACACAGGAGGAGTTTTTGGAGTTTAAATCAATGGCCATATCCATCGTTAAAAAGACATACAAATGCAACAAACGTATAGCAGAGAGTAATTTTGATTGGTGGAACTTGAATTGGGGGCTTAAGATATTCCCTATTCCACCGGAGATTCAACCTTTCAAACATTCACCTAAAGAAAGCAGAGTTGAAAAAGCTTAGTCAATTAAGAGACAGCGAAAACTTTGTAGCATATTGTCTAATTGGTATATTTTTCACATTTATAGCCCTATTTGTAATTTCTATAATTGATAAACTATGACGCTGGAAGAAGGGATTCAAATCATGTCCACAAGTGAGAATGTGCAAGATTGGAATGAAAAACGTGTATTGGTGTTTGACAAATTGTTGAAGAGTGGAATAGAGATGAAACATGCCATCAAAGCTATTGATGGTGTGGATGATATTGAATTGAGCAGTTTGATTGTGCGTACACTAGGTAAAGATGTTGTGGAATGACATTAGAACACTTCAGGAGATTGCTCATTCAGGGGTATTCAATGGATATTGTATTTCTTCTGAAGGCAATTGAAGAGGAAAAAGACATATCAGACATATTGAAGGAGAAGAAGATAGCACTCATCCATCAGACGATGATGCGAAAAGCTCTACTCACCCATGAAAACAAGTTGACAATGGAAGGAAGGTCTTTATTGGCCTTCCTTTCTTCTCCTCTGCAGGATGATGTGAAGATAGAGAAGCGTAAACCTGTAGAAGATGATGTGTTCTCCAAATGGTGGAATGCCTATCCCGGCACTGATAATTTCACACATAAGGGAAAACAATTTGTTGGTAGTAGAGCTTTGAAGGTGAAGAAGGATGAGTGTAGACTAGCCATCACCAAAATACTTGGAGAAGGAGAATATACAATAGATGAAATGGTGAAAGCATTGGAGCTTGAAGTGGCCCAGAAGAAAGAAAATTCCTACAAAACCCATGTAAACAAGCTCACATATATGCAGAACAGTTTAACATATCTAAATCAACGCACCTTTGAGCCATTCATAGAACTTGTAAAACAGAATGTCTCCCCTGTAGAGGAGAAAACAGGAGGTGTGGACATATGAAAGAATTTGATATTCTTAAGGAAGAGGTGAGTAGAGGCCTTGAAGGCAGGAATAGCGGTATTCCTATGGGCTTTGATAGGCTGAATAAATACGTAGGCATTAGAAAACGCATGTATTTCCTCCTCTTTGGAGCTACAGGTAGTGGTAAGTCTGCCTTCTGCCATTCCTCTTTCATCCTAAATCCATTTGATTGGTGGTGGGCTAATAAATACCAATCCAAAATAAGGCTCAAGTTCATTCTTTTCTCCATGGAGAGAAGCAAAGTGTATACACTAGCCAAGTGGACCAGCAGGAAGATATTCCTAGAACAGGGAATAAATATTCCAATTGCTAAACTCCTTGGTTGGTGGGAAACAAAGCTTACAAAGGATGAGCATGATTTGTTCCTTATGTATGAAGACTATATCAACGAACTCTCTGAAGTGTGTACAATTATAGAGGGTGCTCAAAACCCCACAGGTGTATACAGACAAATACGCAACTATGCAGAGAGCGTTGGTAAGATAGAAGAAGTGAGTGAGTTTGAGAGGGTGTATATTCCCCATCACACTAATGAAATTGTCATTCCCATTGTTGACCATCTAGGCCTTGTAAAGCCTGAAAAATCAATGAACAAGAAAGAAGCCATTGACAAGACAAGTGAGTATTTTCAATGGGCTAGAGACTTCTTGGGATATATTCCTGTTGGTGTGAGTCAGGTGAATAGAGACCTCAGCAATCCTATTTATCAGAAAATGGATACATTTGAGCCTAACTTGGACCAAGTGAAGGAGAGTGGTAGACCTGCAGAGGATAGTGATGTTGTTATTTCTTTGTTCCAGCCTTCTAGGTATAAAACCAATGATGCTAGTTATAATAATGTAAGTAAGTTCATTAGTCCTGAAGGTGCTGATTGTTTTAGGAGTGTAAAGATATTGAAGAATACATATGGAGAATCGGATTTGAGAATAGGAATGGCATTTCATGGCTCTACAGGAACTTTTAAAGAGCTTCCTAAGCCAAAGCATATGGAAGAGTTTGATTACGAAAGCCTGTTCACAGGACAATATTTTTTATGAAGACGTTTGGTAATACAACAATTAATTCAAAATACTGGCAAGTGGTGGTGTTCCCTACAATGTCAGTGTATAGTGAGCAAAAGCATACAGCAGTGAATGTAGAATGGCTGTTTTGGTCATATACAGCAATATTTAATAAGAATGCTTAGAGAACAACGTCAGAAGGAGTTTGCAGACAAATGGATGAATAGTGGTAGGTTTGGTATTCTTTTGCTAGCTCCTAGGTTTGGGAAAATAAGGACAAGTATAGAGATATTCAAACAATTGAAGCCTTCATCCATTCTTATTGCCTATCCAGATTTGAAGATAGAGAAGTCTTGGAAGGATGATTTTGAGAAGTTTGGGTATTCCCATCCAGATGTAACATTCACCACCCATTTATCTATGAAGAAATACGTAGATAGGAAATATGGAATCGTCGTAATAGACGAAATCCATTTATTAAGTGATGCTCAAATGGATGTATTAAATGATATTCTTGTCGCAAATAATGACAAAAATATCCTCGGTCTCTCAGGAACAATGACAGGTTTTACAGAGAACACCATCTATCAAAGGACAGGGCTAGGTATAACAGCTAGATATTCCATAGAACAGGCTGTAGAAGAGGGAGTGATTGTAGACTATCAAATCACTGTAATGACAGTGAGTTTGGACAACACTAAGCTGTTGGACTACAAAGGAAAGAAAAGGACAGAAAAGAAGCAATTTGATGCACTTTCTTGGGTGATAGATCAAAATGAGCAACGAGGACAGAATACAATGTTTCTCCGGTTGAACAGAATGAGAATCATACAAAAGAGTGTTGCCAAATTAGAAGCCACCAAAAGGATACTAGAAGCCCATCCAAATGATAGGATATTGGTGTTCTGTGGAGTGACAGAAATAGCAGACAACCTAGGATGTCCTTCCTATCACAGCAAAAGTAGTGAGAAGCAGATGTTTATGGATTTTGCTGAGGGAAAAGGTAATCACATGGCTGTCGTGAAAATTGGAAATACAGGAGTGACGTACAAGCCATTGAACAAAGTGATTATCAATTACTTTGACAGTAATGGAGAAAACATGGCTCAGAAGATACTTAGGTGTATGGCCATGGAATATGACAACCTTCAGAAGAAAGCTGAAATTGTCATTGTTAGCAGCAATGAACCTACAGAACTAAAATGGCTTAAGAAAGCATTGGAGTTCTTTCAACCAGAAAAAGTGAAATACGTATGAAAATACAACTGATTAAAGAACGTGAAGTTGGTAAGGATGAGTGGTATGAAGTGAGAGTGGATGGTAAATTTGTATATGGATCGTTCAACTTTGATAAAGCATCAGATATATACAATAGTGTAAAACACGGGGCCCATTTGAAATCGCAAGAAGTTTTGTGTTCTGAAGAGATTTGATTATCTTTGAGGAAACTAGAAAACATGGCAAGTAAACTCATCGGAATTGTAGGACCTACAGGAAGCGGGAAATCCACATCTATCAAAACACTGGACCCCAAGAGTACGTACATCATCAATGTAGCAAAGAAGGAACTTCCCTTCAAAGGAGCAGACAAGCTTTACAACACAGAAAACAAAAACTACAAGGATGTAGATGACATTAACGAAATTACAAGGCTATTAAAAACTCTCTCGGAGAAAGCAGAGCACATTAAAACGATTGTTATTGAGGACAGCAATTACATGATGTCCTTTAGAATGGCAGAGAAGGCAACAGAAATAGGATTTACAAAATTCACCATGCTCATGAGAGATATGGTGGATCTTTTCAAGGAAGCTAGGAAACTTAGGGATGACATCAAAGTGTTCTATTTCACCCATCCTGAAACCATTGAAGATGGAGGGGAGATTGTAGGATATAAGATGAAAACCTCAGGCAAGGCTCTTGACAATCAAATTACACTTGAAGGACTGTTCACTATTTGTCTCTATGCACATGTAGAAGAGAATAAAGACGGAACAGCAAGCTATCACTTTGTCACTAACAGGTTTAGGAAATATCCTGCTAAGAGTCCTAGTGGTATGTTTGCAGACATAAAAATACCAAACGATCTTAATTTGGTGACCAAAACAATCGACGAGTATTATTCCTAATTAAAAACAAAGAACAATGGCAATTGGTGGTAACAAACGCGAAAGTACGCAACAACAGGAATTTGCAAAGAAAATCGGTCTTTTTGAATCCAAGGTGATGGTGGTGAACCCCACACTTGAAGAGTATTCAGAAGTGCTGGGTATAGAGCTCAAAGAGGGCTCTAAAGCCACAGAATACCTTGGAACATCCAACGATGGTAACACCACTCTTCGTGTGGATGTATGGCTGCAGGAAGTGAAGAGTGGAGACAAGTTTAAGGTGAACTTCTATCTTGAGAACAAGGAGAAGGTGAACAAGGATGGAACTAAGAGGCAATACATCAACAACATTGGCACCACTTCTTGGGCTGATGATGTTAACAATCTGCCTGATTGGTTCAAAGGTAGGGATTATCGTCAAGCATTTGTAGGAGAGGAGGAGCTGTATGGTTTCCTTCGTACATGGCTTGGAAATCTTGACTACAGAGACTCTTCCACTGTGCTTCAGCTTGATTGGAAAACCCTCATGAAGGGAAATGTAAAGGATATTAAGCAGCAGGTGAATGGTGAATATTGCACGAACATCGTAGCTCTTGCCACCATTAAAACCGTAGAAAAGGATGGAGAAGTGAAGGAGTACCAAAATGTCTATAACAAGGCATTCCTCCCTGCGTATGCTCTGAAGCAATTCAGAGTGGTGGATTATTCTTCTCCCAGTGTACAAAGTGGTCTTCGTGTAAAGAAGAGTAAAGAACTCAAAGCGCATGAGCGTTTTGTTGTCTCTGTCACCGGAGAATACGGATGTAGAGATTTTTATGTTCTGAAAGACATCCGTGAATACAACCCCAACGACAACCTTGTTGCAACAGACAAGGTGATTACGTCCGATGGGGACGATTATTGAGCCCCTTCTCTGTCAAAAAAGAGTCCTCATTGTTGAAATATACAATGGGGACTTTTCTTTAATTTTATTTTATGATAAAGGGCAATATAAGAGAACCTCTCACTGTAGAGGCTGTACTAAGGAGAATCTCCCAATACGATGTCTTTAGGTATTATATGCCCAACAGAGAATGGAAACTCAATAAGGCAACATATTCTCCTTTCAGAAATGAATCCCATCCTTCATTCCTTATAGGAAATAGAGGAGGGAATGTTATATTCATAGATTTTGCTGACGGAAAGAAAGGAGATTGTTTTACGTTTGTCAAAGAACTGTTTAACATATCCTCAATGAATGATGTATTGAGGAAAATAGACAGGGATTTTGGTTTAGGCATATCCGAAGCCCCCACTAAAGACTACAAACGTATAACATCAGAATATCAACAACCTACAGAGGTGAAGAGATATTCCTTGATACAGGTGGTGACAAGGAAGTTTACCAATAGAGAACTTTCCTATTGGAACGACTATCACCAATCCTTGGAAGATTTGAAGAACAATAACATATATGCTGTAAAGAGAGTGTATTTAAACAGACAGCTTTTTAGTATTCCTGAAGAAGAGATGGTGTTTGGTTATTTCTACGATGGGTATTGGAAAATCTATCGTCCATTGAGTGACAGGAAGAATAAATGGGTTCCCAATAATGTTCCTATTACAACAATGGATGGAAAGGATGACATTGTCAATTGTGACACAGCCATCATCACCAAGAGCAAGAAGGACTACATGGTGTTAAAAAAGGTGTTTCCCTGTGTATGTGCTGTACAAAATGAAAGCATAAGTTGTTTTTCAGAGGAAAATGTTCTATATTTGAAGAACAATTCCAAGAGACAAATACTTTCTTTTGACAGTGATGTAGCAGGTGTAACTAGCAGTCATCAAATCACCAAACTCTTTGACTTTGAATACCTTAACGTTCCTAAGGAATATCTAGGAGAAGGAATCAAGGACTGGGCAGATTTAGCTAACAAATACGGATTATTAGCAATTGAAGATTATTTCAAAACCAAAGCGTTAATTTAAAAAGTGTATGTACAACACAACTAGAGAGCTCCTTATTGGAGCACAAGTGCCTCAGCAGACAAGGACTTACAGGCCTGTTAGCCATCATCAACTCATTAATCTTACGCTTGAGAGCTGTCTGAAGGCAGGATTTCAAGTGGATCATGAGCTGTATTCATCTACAAAAGATGGTCTTGTAGCAAATGGTCGGTACACCATCTCCAATGTCAATGATTCTGACATGAGGCTTGAAATTGGATGGCAGAATAGCTACAACAAAAGCAAGAGCCTCAAGTTTGCAATTGGTGCAAGAGTGATTGTATGCAGCAATGGAATGGTGCATGGAAACATGGGCAACTTCTGTAAGAAGCATATGGGGGACATTCAGGATTTCACTCCCTTAAGGATTGTTGACTACATCTCTTCTGCAGGAGAAGTGTTCTCCACCATGCAACAGGAGAAATCTCGCATGAAGGAAGTGGAAATCACCAGCAGGGCAAGGGCTGAACTTATTGGAAGGATGTATGTTGAGGATAAGGTGATTCAGTCAACACAGCTGAACATCATCACAAGGGAAATTGATTCTCCTACACATTCCTATGGAGCACCCAACAGCATGTGGGAACTCTACAATTACACCACATTTGCCATGAAGGAACTCCATCCCTCTCTTTGGCTTGAGCAGCATATGGAAGCTCATTCGTGGTTTGTAAATGAAACTGGCACAATGTGTGTTCCCAAGAGTTTTTCCACTATTCCTATTATTGTAAATCATGAAGTGGAGCAATTTTGAATCACAGTTTTCTCCAGATTGGGGTGAGAGGATTAAACCTTTCATTGAATCGGAGGAATGTGACAAGATTTATGCACACTTGAAACAAAGAAGTAAGAGGGGGCATACAATAGCCCCCTCTTCTTCCAATGTTTTCAGGTGTTTTAGAGAAACGCCTTATAGTGAAATTAAAGCTGTGTTCATGGGTATGGCTCCCTATCACACAATGTTCAGAGGCATCAACGGAAACGTAATGATAGCTGATGGATTGTTGATGGGGTGTTCAAATACAATGGTGCTGCAACCCAGTCTTTCACAATTCTACGGAGCTATTAGAAGGGAAACAAATGCTGTAGGTGTTGATTCCCCGGATGTAAGTTATTTGGCAAAGCAAGGAGTGTTGATGTTGAATGCATCGTT